GTGGGGTGGCCTCGGTGCTCGGTAACGGTGGACGTGCTGGCACGGGGTCGAATAATCCCACCGGAGACGGTGGCGCTGGAGGAGGGACAAACAGCACAGAGGGATGGGGCGGTAATGGATTCATGGCGAATGGGGGCTACAGTGGAGCAACTGCACCATTCGTAGCTGTTTCCGCGTCACCGGGTATGTACCTTTCCAACCCGTCTATTGATTTTATTGGAACGGGCGGCGGGGGATCATATCGTTCTGGAGGTATAAACGGCGGCGGCGGTGGCGGTAATGGCGGCACGACTCCCGGCGGATGGCCCGGCGGCGGCGGTGGTCATTCTTCTTTTGGCGGCGGTGGCCTCGTAATCGTGGAGTGGTAATCATGAAATACGCTCGCATCATCTCCAATGTCGTCGTTGAGACGTTCACCCCTCCGGCTGGCGTCAGCATCGCTGATTGCTTCCACCCCAGCCTCGTGTTCGAGCCTATCCCGGATGACGTTCAGGCTGGCTGGCTTGTTGCTGAGGATGGTTCGTTCTCTGCGCCGCCTGAGCCCGAGGTAGCCCCAACTGAGACGCCGTAATGAACATCCAAGACGAGACGGTAAAATACGTCGCTGATGCAGCCTCTGTACTCACAGTCATAGGGACGCTTTCTGGCATGCTGCCGTCAGTCGCCGCGCTGTTCACGATCGTCTGGACAAGCATCAGGATCTTAGAAACTGACACTGTAAAACGCTGGCTCGGGAAGAAGCCATGACATGGACCCTGCTTCAATTGCGCTTATCTTTGGAGCAGCGAAAACTGCCTTCAGCGCAGTCCAGCAAGGCATCAAGTTTGGCAAAGACATCAACTCCATGTGCGGCGATGTCGCCAAGTTATACGGGTCGGTCGCAAAACTAACGCAGGCGTCAAAAACACCGCCAAAGCCAAAACTGTTTGCGAAAGTCACAGCCGAGGAAATGGCCCTCGACACTGTGATGAAGCGGACGCAAGCGGCGGAGATGGCGGAGAAAGTAAAAAACGACTTCATTGCAATTCATGGCGTAAGGGGCTGGGAGCAAGTTCTAAAGGAGGTCATCCGGGTGCGAAAGCAGCAGAGACAACTGGAAGAACAGAAAGCCCGCGAAGCCAAGCAGATGCGAGATGATCTGATCCAGTTGGGGTTGGTTGTGCTGGTAGCGATGACGATAATGGTGGGATTGTTTATTCTTGCCGTCGTGATGAGCTAGGAACAGCGATGCTTGATATAGACCGCACAACAAAATCGATAGGGGCCGTTACGGCTCTATTTGCGATGGTTGGCGGTGGATATACGGCAACGGATAAACTGGGGTTATTTAAGAAACCTATTCTTGAATGGTCGTCTGAGCATTTTAGCATCACACACGGCCCGGCAGAGGGTGAGTTTGCAGTCATTGCAGCTCGCAAAAAGATAAGAGACGATTGCTCAGTCGAGCAGTTTTATCTTGAAGTGCGCGACGCTCGATACATCGTGCATAAAGCAAATCCATCAATTGCCAAGTTCTCTGGTCCCGCTACGGACAAGATCGATAAGTTTGGCTACATAATAACTATTGAAGAGCCATCAAAGGTGTCACCTGGCCGCGCAACTCTGTTGGCGCACATTCGGTATAAATGCCCCGAGGGTGAAGTCTTGATTAACTACCCTGACCACACAAACCTCACCTTTGAGATTGGACCCCTGAAATGAATATGTCAGCAGCCGGTCTTGCTACGGTAAAAGAGTTCGAAGGTCTGAAACTAAGCGCATACAAATGCCCAGCCGCAGTCTGGACAATCGGCTACGGCCACACGTCTGCGGCAGGCAATCCCATTGTCACCACCGATCTCGTAATAACCAAGGCGGCTGCCGAAGAAATTCTCAAGCGCGATATGGGGCAATACGAGGACGGCGTTCGCAAGTGCGTTAAAGTAGACCTGACGCAGAACCAGTTCGACGCCCTGGTTGATTTTGCCTACAACGCCGGCGTCGGCGCACTGCAAAAATCTACGTTGTTGAAGAAGGTCAACGCCGGCAAGTTCGATGACGTCCCCGCCGAGTTCATGAAGTGGACGCGCGGTGGCGGCAAAGAATTGCCGGGTCTGGTTCGCCGCCGCCGAGCAGAAGTAAAACTGTGGCGTGGGCTCGAAACCGACGCCCCGGTTTCAAACACGCAAGCGCGCTTTCAGCCCGACCAGCCCAAGGCGTCAAAAACCATCACGCAGTCCAAAGAGGCCAACGCTGCGGTAGCGGCTGGCGGCTTGGGTACGATTGCAGTGGTGCAAGAAGTCATGCCGATGGTCCGCGAAGGTGGCGATCTGCTCGGATCTCTTAGCCCGACGATCTTGATCCTTGTCGTCATGATCGCGGCGGCTTCTGCGATCTGGTACTTTCGGAAACAGCGCCTCGATGAGGAGGCCGCATGATCCCGCTCCTGTTCAGCCCTATTGGGCGCTACATCGCAATCGGCGGCGTGGTGATGATGGTTCTTGGCGGCGTTTATATTAAGATACGAAACGACGCTGTTTCCGAATATCAGGCTGCGGCCACTTCTGAAGCTTTGGAAAGGACACGCGATGCGATTGCTGCTGGCGATGCCGCTCTTATTAGTCCTGACCGGCTGCTCGAAACTGACGGGCATCGGCGCGACTGACCCCGTTGCTTGTGTTGTCTGGCGGGATATTTCCTGGTCGTCAAAAGACACGGCGACGACGATCACTGAAGTAAAAGTAAACAACGCCCGTCGCGAAGGTTTTTGTGGGATAAAGTAATGGCCCTTGCACCAATCAGCATCCCGCCTGGCATCGTCAGAGCCGCAACCCCGTTGCAAGTAAAAGGTCGCTACTGGGATGGAAACCTGATCCGCTGGAGATCGAACAAGCTGCTTCCCGTTGGCGGGTGGACGCGGGCTTCGTCCGTCCCGCTCGGCAGCGTCGCCAGGACCATCTTCCCGTGGACGCTGAATAACAACCGAGAATACGCGGCCTTTGGTTGCGACAATAATCTTTACGTCCTTGACCCTGATGTCGGGTTTTCAGACGTCACGCCCGCCGGCTTTGTCGGATCTGAAACCGAGGCGATCGGTGAATATGGCGCGTGGAGCTATGGGTTCACATACTACGGATTGGACGATGACCCCGTAGACCCCAGACCGCCAAACCTCCGATTTCTGCCCGTGTTCTCCTGGACGATCGACAACTTTGGCGAAGACATTCTTGCTGTCGCGTCATCAGACGGGCGGCTGCTGCACTGGAACAATGGCGAGACAAAAGCCGGAGAAGTCGGCAAGAATACCGTTACCAACATCGTCCGCTTGACCAATGTTTCGACTGTCACAACGAGCAACCATCACGGCTTTTCTGTCAGTCAGAGCATCGTTATTGCAGGGAATGCTGTGGGTACTTTTAATGGCACCTACACGATCCTATCAACGCCGTCGCTGACGACGTTTACTTATGCAAATGCTGGCGCAGACATAACTGGCGCTGGCGGAACGGCAGACGCAATCCCTGCCGATCAATGCCCTATCAATAACACTGGCGTGCTCGTAACAACTGAGCGCCATGCTGTGCTGATTGGCGCTGGCGGAAATACGCGGCGTGTGGCGTGGTCTAACCGTGAAGACTACACCGACTGGAACTTCGCAGACCCGACGAACACGGCGGGCTATCTCGATCTGGACACATCAAGCAAGATCACGATGTGCGCAACTGTTCGAGATGGAACGCTGATCTGGACTGAAGAAGAAGTCTGGATCATGCGCTACATCGGCGCTCCATTTATTTATAACATCGAGCGCATCGGGTTTAACTGCGGCCTGCTTGCTCCAAGAGCGTTCGCAACATTTGCGGGCCGGTGCGTCTGGATGGCGAGGGATTCCTTCTACATATACGACAACGGCGTCGTCAAAAGCCTGCCGTGCGATGTCGGAGCGTATGTCTTTGGTAACATCGACCCGTTTGCTGGCGTCCTCTATACTAACGGCAGCGATAACGGCACGTTCCCCGAAGTGTGGTTCTGGTATCCGACGCAGGACGAGCTCACCCCAAACAAGTACGTCATCTACAATTACGCAGAAGGCTGGTGGTCGCTGGGCGAGATGTCCAGAACAGCAGGCTGCGGATCGGGTGTGTTCACGTACCCATTCACAGCGGACGAAAACAACGACATCTTTCAGCAAGAAGACGGCTGGACTGACGACGGCGTGCCGATCACGCTAAACAGGTATGCTGAGACTGGCGTTATAAACAACGCGAACGGCAACAGCATAACGCACATCCGGCAGGCGATCACTGACAGCGGCTACGCCTACAACAGCACGCAGCTGACGTTCTTCTCGTCTTACACGCCAGAGGGCGCTGAAACCACAAGCGGCCCATTCTACCCGAGGGCGTCTGGCTACACCGACATGCGCGTCAGCGGGCGTGATTTCCGCGTGAAGGTTGCGGCGACACAAGACGCCGACTGGAGCATTGGCGAGATGCGACTTGAGATGACAGCAGGAGGCGGGCGATGATCGTCAACCTGCCAACACCGCCTGAAGGCTACGATCGCGAATACTTCAGGTTCTCGTTCTCGCTAATCGAGAGAACCCTGTTGCGCACTGTCGGCACGAACGAAGCCGTCGGCAGCATCATGCTTCAGGCGCCCAACGGCAGCGTGTGGAAAGTCGCAATTGATAACGCCGGCGCGCTGACGACGACCTCCGTGCCGCTCGGTCAAAACGGAGCGCCCGCTTAGTGAGTGAGCATCTCATTCCGCGCATCGCGCGCGCGCTCAAACACGGGCTGGGCACGCACACGGTCGAGGAC